GTGCTCACCGTCCAACGTCTTGGCTTTGATTCCGTACACGTGCACGGAATAGGGTTCTTCTTGGTTGCCTGTGTTGGTATTCGTGTTAGTGTTGCCGAGTTCACTGGCTCGGGTTTTATGTTCTCCCATTTATAGTTGAGTGGATTACCGTCCCTGCATGGATATGCACAGACTTTATTTGTCTTTGGGCTTATGTTGCGTATGCCATAGGGTTCGCACAGGACTTCTTCTTGTATGCGCTGGATGTTATCTAGTCCACCTGTGTAATTAAAACGACCTCCTGCGCCCATGTAGAGGTAGGCAATGGCTTGTGGGCTGTATGTCGTACTATTTAGGCTTACACGCGGGTGCATCACGCGCTCTCTAATATAATAGGCTTTTCTAATGGTTGCATGGATGGATGTCTTGTCTGGGTTGCGCTCGAGGTAGTAGCGTTTGATGCACTGTGCTCTTAAATTGTCGTCTAATAGGGCATAGCCGTCCGTTGTGTACGTATGCCACCCTTTGTGTAGAGGTGGGTTGTTCTTGGCTCTTAGTGGCAATCTATTGAGGTCTAGGCGTTGCGCTCTAGGTTTTTTAGGTTTTGCATGGGTGTAGATTGCGCTTTTGTCTGCACGAGAGCCTTCATTGTAGGTTATTTCGCCCGTATCGGGGTCATAGGCGAGCTTTAGGTGTAGGTATGCCTGTGTTAGTGGTTCGCGTGGCTCTGCGTCTTTTACGGGTGCGTGTGCCTGCATTAAAGCATCTAGGGTTTTTTTAACAAAGGGTTTTACTATGGTCATAGTCCCTAATGTTTTCTTATGCTCTATTTCGTACTCGTAGTGAGTCATTGCATACAACTCGTCATAGACTGCATTGGTTTTATCTCGAAGAGCTACCTGCGCAAGGTGGGCTTTTTCTTTTTCCGCTCGGCGGATTTCTAATTGGGTGGGGGTATTGTTTATTGCACGAGAGTATGCTAGGAAGTCTTTGTGGTAGAGGCGGTTGAGTCGGTTGGCTTCGAGTAGGGCAATTCTCATGGTTGCATAGGGTATTTTTGCTTGTTTTGCTAGGTCTGTTGTTTTCATGGGATTTTTGTTGTTTTTTTGGTAAAAAGGGAGGATTTAGGGTCATTTTACACTCCGAATTCCCGAAACGCAAGGGGGTAAGTAATTTACGGGAGTTGATTAAGTTTTTTTAACGCATATAGGACGCGGCGTGTAGAAGAAAGTGTTATGTGCAGTTATATTTATTTGAAATTTTGAGAGAGAGCGAGAGGAGGCGAAAATATTTTTATAATTACAACCATATGCTCAACAATAGGATGATAAAAATACACGAAAATATATATATTTTTTTCTTATATATATTATTAAATAAATAGTAGTAGTAGTAGTAGTAAAGACTAGAACCCTTGCATTTTAGGTGCACGAAAAAACTTTTCCTAGAAACGGACTTTGCAAAATTTCTGCAGAACGGGAATTCGAATCGACGTAAACTAGGTGTAACTTTTAACTTTTTTAAAGTAAGTTTGGTAAACTAAGCGTAACTTTGGCTTTTTTTAAAGTAAGTTTGGTAAACTAAGCGTAACTTTTAACTTTTTTAAAGTAAGCCTCGTAGCCAACGTAGCCAATGTAGCTCACCGTCTTAAACGGAAACAGGTATCATTTTTATCACCCACGCGCGACCAAAATCGCCCACGTAGCTCACCGTCTTAAACGGAAACAGGTATCAAAATGGCCGCATTTTGTGCGGCGGGTGTTAAATTATTTTAGGTATTCGCTAAATTTTAGGTAAAAAAATACCGCTTTTCGGCGGTTTGATTCCGTACACGTGCACGGAATTGCTAAATTTTAGGCGTAAAAAAGCCGCCTTGCGGCGGCTTCATGTAACATTGTGTTATTTGTTATATTTATCTAGGATTAGTTTGGCTAGATATAACAATTCGGCCGCACTTGTTGCCTCGCGTTCTAATTCTTCGAGAATCATTGCCGCCGTGTCTTTGCAGTCTTGTGAAAAGTTCATCGTTTTAAAGTTTAACGATGGTTCGTTTTTATTGTTGCTTGCTTTGCCGCGTGCTAACGCTTCTGCTTTCGCTTTCGCTTCTGCTAATTTAACGCGCGTGGCTTCTGCTTTCGCGGCTTCTGCTTCTGCTACTTTCGCGGCTTCTGCTTCTGCTACTTTCGCGGCTTCTGCTTCTGCTTCTGCGGCTTCTGCTTCTGCTTCTGCGGCTTCTGCTTCATTTGCTAGGATTAAAAAAGATTCAGCTTCATCGACCGTATTAATGTTTTCTGAAGCCGCTTCTGTATTACTTGCAAGGGTTTCTGCTTTTGCTTTCGCTTCTGCGGCTTCTGCTTCTGCTTTTGCTTTTGCTTCTGCGGCTTTCGCGGCTTTCGCTTTCGCGGCTTCTGCGGCTTTCGCTTCTGCGGCGGCTTTTTTTTCTAAACTTGCGATTTTAACGGCGGCTTTCTCTTGTAGCGTTTCTTTCTTTCTGTTAAACAGTTCGCCCGTTTCAATGTAGTACTTTAACGCTTTCACTTGAAAATCGCGATATGACTCGAATTGTAATGTAAACTCGCGGTTTTCTAATTCCGCGTTTAGTTTTTTACCGTCATACAATGATTGTATAACGGGCTTGTATATAGAATTAGGCAATTCGCCCGCGTTGGGTACGCCCGTTGCGTTTCCGTGCTGTAGCGTGGAAAATTGCCCGCGCAGTATTTTTAATAGGCTTATAGCCTTTTCAGTTTCATAAAAGCGAGTTGTTTCCGCGTTGTCTGCCGTATCTATAGCATTTAGAAACTTTGTTAAGTCGCTAACTGTTTTTAAAGTTAACAATTCATTGTTTGTGGTGGTTTGAGTGTTCATGTTGAAAATCCTATATAAAGTTAAGTTAAATTAAATGGATACTGCAGGTATATTAGACAACAAAATGAAACCCACGTCAACCTATTAATTTCAATTAGCGTTATAAAACAATAGGTTATGGTTACCAGTTAACCGCAGTCAATGCGGCGGTTTGATTCCGTGCACGTGCACGGAATCAATAGGGCTAACATATACCTAACATATACCTAACATATACCTAACATATACCTAACATATACCTAACATATACCTAACATATACCTAACATATACCTAACATATACCTAACATATACCTAACATATACCTAACATATACGATACATATACCTAACATATACGATACATATACGATACATATACGATACATATACGATACATATACGATACATATACGATACATATACGATACATATACGATACATATACGATACATATACGATACATATTTCAAACAGGGGGTATAATCAGGACACAGCGACCCCCACCCCCCAAAATAATATTTAGGAGTCCCCCATTTTTCTATACATACTATTCCACACGTTGTAACCCCACTTCTACCAAATCATCCTAATCCTACATAACCCACTAACAACCAACGTAAACCCCATACCCAGAAACACCCCCCCGTCACTTATATAAACGCCCATCAAAAAAATTTTTCACAAAAATTTCACAAAGTAAGGTAAGCTATGTGCTCATGTATGTTTATAACAAAGAAAGAATATGCAGATAGAAGACGAATATGATGATTTCGTGGATTTTGATGAGGTCGAGCCCTTTGATTTTTCCACTGTATGCGGACACACCGCCCCTAGTGAGGCTACAAAACGAAGACTCAACGCAAAAGAAGCCTTCAAAGACCCCACATTCCTAGATGCACAGGGGATGCCCCCTTTGCCAGAACCGCAATTAACTTATGCAGAAAAAAATGAAGCCTTAAATATATTTTTAGAACAACCTGATGCACCTCCTGCACCTACCACACCCGGTGCGGCGAAAGCGCTCGACAAACTTTTAAAGCGTTTTGACTACACGTTGGCGAATTCTACAAACAAGATGCGTCAATATGTGCTTTTTAAGCTATTTGAACTTGCCGAAAATGAAGACCCAAAACTTCAAATTAAGGCGGTTGAAATGCTAGGTAAGGTAACTGAAATTGGGCTCTTTACGACAAAAGTAGAGGTAGCTGCTGCAGATAAACCGACAGGTGACCTAGAGACAGAGCTTAATGAGTTGATGTCCACGTACTCGGTTGGTGGTGAGCTTGGTGCTATTGATGTGCAATACGAGCAGATTTCCGATGAAGAGCTTAAAGGTGATGCTAAAGAAGAGGAGTTTGAAGAGGTAGAGGATGAGTAAGTTAGCTCACATACCTCCATCAGATAAAGAGCGCCTAGCAGAGCTTGTGCGTGAGCTTACCCGCAGAAAAGAGAGAGAAAAAGCACAGACTGACTTCTTAGCGTTTGTGCAGTCGGTGTGGCCTGACTTTATTTATGGTCGGCATCATGCAAGGATAGCCTCAGAGTTTGAGCGCGTAGCCAGAGGCGAGTGCAAGCGGCTTATTATTAACTTAGGTCCACGTCATACAAAGAGTGAGTTTGGGTCGTACCTTTTGCCAGCTTGGTTTTTAGGGCGGTTTCCTAATAAAAAAGTAATTCAGTGCTCGCATACAGCTGACCTTGCGGTGGGTTTTGGTCGAAAAGTGCGTAACTTAGTAGACTCTCCTGCGTATCAAGAAGTCTTTCCCAATGTAGGTTTGCGGTCTGACTCAAAGGCGGCGGGTAGATGGAACACCAGTGCAGGTGGTGACTATTTTGCTATCGGGGTAGGTGGTGCAGTAACTGGTAAAGGTGCTGACCTGCTGATAATTGACGACCCGCACAGTGAACAAGAAGCGGCGATAGCGGCGAGTAATCCTGAGATTTACGATAAAGTGTACGAGTGGTACACGTCTGGTCCGCGTCAGCGTCTCCAGCCTGGCGGAGCCATAATCATCATCCAGACTCGTTGGTCAAAAAGAGACCTGACGGGACAAGTGCTTGAAGCGGCGATGCAGAGAGGCAACGAGAATTGGAGAGTGGTAGAGTTCCCTGCCATATTGCCATCGGGTAAACCGCTATGGCCTGAGTTCTGGAGTCTTGAGGAATTAGAAGCGACACGCGATGCAATTGACGTGTCCAAGTGGCAGGCGCAGTATCAGCAAGACCCGACCTCTGAAGAGGGAGCGATAGTTAAACGAGAATGGTGGATGAAATGGACCAAGGAAGACCCACCTCCAACAGACTTTATATTGATGACTTGGGATACGGCGTTTGAGAAATCACAGCGAGCTGACTATAGTGCGTGTACTGTGTGGGGCGTGTTCTACCAAGACAACGACAACGGCGTGATGCAGGCTAACATTATTATGCTTGATGCGAAACGTGGGCGGTATGAGTTCCCCGAACTTAAGCAAGTTGTGCTGGATGACTATAACTATTGGCAACCTGATAGTATAATCGTAGAAAAGAAAGCGTCTGGTGCGCCACTTATATATGAGCTACGTGCAATGGGTATTCCAGTGATGGAATTCACGCCTACAAGAGGTAACGATAAGATATCTAGGCTTAATGCGGTTGCAGACTTATTTCACTCTGGTAGAGTATGGGCACCGAACACACGATTTGCGGACGAGGTTATCGAAGAGGTGGCATCATTTCCCGCAGGGCAACACGATGACTATGTGGATACCGTGTCAATGGCGATGGCGAGGTTTAGAAAAGGCGGGTTTATTTCAACTAATTTAGATGAACCAGAACCAGAGCGAGAGTTTAGAGGGCGGTCATCACGGCGCAATGCATATTACTAACAACAGCAGAGAAACTAAATGTTTGATAAAAGCCTAAACCAAGCACCACTAGGACTTGAGTCCTTACTCGGCGGCGATGAGCCTGACATCGAGATTGAAATTGACGACCCAGAAAGTTTGCATATTGCAATGGGTGGGATGGAGATTGACTTTGACCCTAAAGAAGAAACGGACGAAGATTTTGACGAGAACTTAGCTGAACTCCTAGATGATGGGGAGCTTTCGTCTATTGCAGCAGATTTGTTGTCTGATTTTGATGATGACGTGGCTTCGCGTAAAGATTGGATTACAACCTATACAGATGGTTTAGAGCTACTCGGTATGAAGATTGAAGAGCGTACTGAGCCTTGGGATGGCGCGTGTGGTGTGCATCACCCTCTACTTAGCGAAGCATTAGTTAAGTTTCAAGCTGAGACTATGATGGCGACATTCCCGTCAGCAGGTCCTGTCAAAACAAAGATTATTGGTAAAGAGACTTCTAGTAAGAAGGAAGCGGCGGTACGTGTTCAAGACGACATGAACCATCAGCTTTTAGACGTGATGACCGAGTACAGACCTGAGCATGAGCGTATGCTTTGGGGTCTTGGGCTATCTGGTAATGCATTTAAAAAAGTGTACTTTGACCCAAAATTAAACCGCCAAACATCTCTATTTGTCCCTGCTGAAGACATGGTTGTACCTTATGGTGCATCTAACTTAGAAACAGCAGAGCGTGTAACTCATGTTATGCGTAAGACTGAAAATGATATGCGTAGGCTTCAGGTAGCGGGATTTTACCGCGATATTGACTTAGGTGAGCCTAGTAGTCAGCTTGATGACGTTGAGAAGAAAATTGCTGAGAAGATGGGCTTTAGTGCAACGTCTGATGACCGATATAAAGTCCTTGAAATGCACGTTGACCTCGACCTTCCAGGATTTGAGCATACTAATGCAGATGGGGATGAAACGGGAATTGCACTACCTTATGTAGTGACTATTGAGAAAGGAAGTCAAGAGATTCTATCCATTAGACGTAACTGGGAGCCCGATGATGAAACCTACACCAAGCGACAACATTTTGTTCATTATGGGTATGTCCCTGGGTTTGGCTTTTATTGCTTTGGCCTTATTCATCTTATTGGCGCATTTGCTAAGTCCGGTACTTCTCTTATTAGACAACTGGTTGATGCGGGTACGCTAAGTAATTTACCTGGCGGGTTTAAAGCGCGTGGTATGCGTATTAAGGGTGATGATACGCCTATCTCTCCTGGAGAGTGGCGCGATGTAGATGTACCCAGCGGTACAATTCGAGATAACTTACTGCCGCTCCCATATAAAGAGCCGTCACAAACATTGATGGGACTGCTTAATCAGATTGTAGAAGAAGGTAGACGCTTTGCTAACGCGGCGGATTTGCAAGTATCTGATATGTCGGGTAATGCGCCTGTAGGAACGACACTAGCTATTTTAGAGCGTACGCTTAAAGTGATTACTGCTGTTCAGGCACGTGTTCACTATTCGATGAAGCAAGAGTTAGGACTCCTTAAAGGGATTATTGCCGCTTACGCACCGGAGGATTATGACTATGACCCTGAAGAAGGAAGTAGAAAAGCTAAGAAGTCGGACTATACGACTACAGAAGTTATCCCTGTATCTGACCCTAATGCGTCTACGATGGCTCAGAAAATCGTACAGTACCAAGCGGTACTTCAACTTGCGCAAGGGGCACCTCAACTTTACAACCTGCCCATTCTTCACCGCCAGATGCTTGATGCTTTGGGGATTAAGGATGCGCAAAAGCTGGTTCCATTAGAAGAAGATAAGTTCCCTGTAGACCCTGTATCTGAGAATCAGAATATCCTTAGACTAAAACCTGTCAAAGCGTTCTTAACTCAAGACCACAATGCTCATATTGCTGTTCATATGGCGATGATGCAAGACCCCAAGATTATGGGTACGCTGCAAGGAAACCCGCTACTTCCACAGATTCAAGCGACAGTCATGTCACACGTAGCAGAGCATTTGGGCTTCCAGTATAGAAAGGATGTTGAAGTACAGCTTGGTATGCAGATGCCTCCACAAGAGGGTGATGACGGCGAAGATATGAAGCAAGACCCCGAAGTAGAAGCGGCATTGTCTCCATTACTTGCACAAGCGGCTACACAACTACTTCAACAAAATCAAGCTGGGGCAGCGCAGCAAAAAGCGCAGCAGCAAGCTCAAGACCCGCTAATTCAAATGCAGATGCAAGAGCTACAACTTAAAGCGCAAGAAATTCAGAATAAAGCGCAGAGAGACCAAGCTGAGATTCAAGTTAAGATGCAGCAGATTCAAGTAGACCGTGAACGCATTGCAGCGCAAACAGCAACAGCAGATAAACAGCGTGAGATTGATGTCCTAAAAAGTGCAGCGCAGTTAGGTGTTAAACAGTCGCTCGATAAAGGTAAACAAACCCATGACGAGAAGAAACTGCAAGTAGAAGCGCTTAAAAATGCAGCTGATATGACGATGAAAAAAGAAGACCAGCAGCGCAAAACAACTGTTCAGGCTCTAAAAGATGCGGCTCAAATCACTGCTAAGAAGACTGAAACCGAAATGGGGTTAGCTCACCAAGCGTATCAAGGTATGCTTGAGCGTGAACGCGCACAGACAGAGAAAGCGGAAACTATGGCTCACGAAGCCTACCAAAAAGCTCTTGAAAGAGACCATCAAAGACATCATAAAATACTCGATGTAGCGCACCAAGGCCACCAAGCTGAAGTAAATCGCGAACATCAAAAAGAGCAAGCTTTTGCTAAAGGGGGAGAAGTAAAACAATCCGCCAAGAAACCTAAGAAAGGTGAAGAATAATGGACGCGTTTGATGTAGTGCTTAAGCACATTGATGAGAAAGTTATGCAACTTAAAGATGCTGTATGTTCTGAGCGAATTGACTCAATGGAAACGTATAAACAGATGTGCGGTGAAATACGCGGGCTTCAAACAGCTCGCGGTTATGTACTTGATATAAAAGATAAATTAGAAGACTAGCTTGGAAGAGGAGCTTAAAACCTCGATGACAGCACGGAAAGACGGCATATTTTAATCCCACAAACAGGAAACAAAATGTCAAAGATTTTAATTGGGTCAAACCCCAAAAATCCACAAGTTGTTGGTAGCTACGAAACAGAGGCTACTAACGAAGAAAAAGCAACGCAACTCCCAATGCCATCAGGATACAGAATCCTATGTGCTATTCCAGAAGCAGACAAAGAATATGAAGGTGGTATCGCCAAAGCTGATATTACGATGCGCAATGAAGAAGTACTTACGACCGTACTATTTGTTGTTTCATTAGGCCCAGAAGCTTATAAAGACACAAACAAATTCCCTAGTGGTGCATGGTGTAAAGAAGGCGACTTTATCTTAGTACGCCCCAACTCAGGCTCACGCCTGCTTATTCACGGTAGAGAATTCCGTCTTATCAATGATGATTCGGTAGAAGCAGTTGTACTCGACCCACGCGGCATTTCACGCAAATAGGACAAGACTATGGCAGATTTTGAAAGAACAGAATATAAATTCCCCGATGAAATAGACGATAATGACGATAACATCGAGGTTGAAATAGAAGACGATACTCCCGAAGAAGACCGTGGTCGGGAACCAATGCCTAAACACATTGTAGATGAGTTAGAAGAAGACGAATTAGACTCCTACGATGCAAAAGCACAACAACGCATTAAACAAATGCGTAAGGTATATCATGACGAGCGCAGAGAGAAAGAGGCGGCTCAACGTGAGCACAGAGAGGCTGTCGCACTAGCGCAACGACTGCTTCAAGAAAACCAACGCGTTAACCAAGTTTTGGGTAATGGTGAAAAAGAGTATATTAATAATATACAGAGTTTAGCTCAGAAAGAGATGCAAGAAGCCAAGCGTGCTTACAAAGACGCATATGAAATTGGTGATGCCGATGGTGTAGTAGAAGCTCAAGAGCAGATGCAGTTGGCCACCTTAAAATTGGCTCAAGCACATAATATGCGTACAGGGGCTTTACAAACACCTGATTATGAGGTACAACAGGCGCAAGAAAGGCTACAACGCCCTGCGGAACCGCAAGTTCCACGGCCTGACGAGAAGGCTTTGGATTGGCAAGAAAGAAATGAGTGGTTTGGTAAAGACAAAGAAATGACCAGCGCAGCTCTTGGACTCCATGCAAAACTTGTAGACGAAGGCGTACCAGTAGGCTCTAAAGAATATTACAACGTATTGGACAAAACAATGCGTAGACGTTTTAACGAGTATTTTGGTGAAACCGAAGATAGAAAGTCGAGTAGGGGCAGACCGTCAAACGTAGTCGCACCCGCTTCGAGAAGTACATCAGCAACAAAGATAAAGTTAACTCAGAGCCAGGTCAACTTAGCAAAGAAATTTGGCTTAACCCCTGAACAATATGCGAAAGCAGCTTTAGCCTTGGAGAACCAAAATGGCAGATAATACAAATGCAAGAACAACTCGTGAACTAGAAACCCGTGCACTTGTGGAGCGTCCTAAGCAGTGGATGCAACCAGAGCTGCTCCCTGAGCCTGACAAAGAGGCTGGGTTTGCATATAGATGGATTCGCGTAGCAACATTAAATAACAGTGACCCAAGCAACTTAGCGTCAAATCTAAGACAAGGCTGGGAACCCGTTACAATGAGCGAACAACCTAAATTTAGACTGTTAGCCGACCCGAATAGTCGTTTTAAAGACAATATCGAAGTAGGCGGATTATTACTTTGCAAGATTCCAGCTGAGTTTATGGAGCAACGTGCACAACACTTTGCTAACATTACAAGCCAGCAAGCAGAAGCTGTAGATAATAATTTAATGCGCCAAAGTGACTCAAGAATGCCTATCTTTAAAGAGAGAAGCTCTAAAGTTACCTTTGGTAAAGGTACTTAATTAATTATTTTAGGAGTTAAAATGGCTTATCCTACAGTACAAGCCCCTTACGGGTTAAAACCTGTAAATCTAATCGGGGGTCAAGTTTTTGCGGGTTCTACTCGTAACATCCCTATTCAATACGGGTACAACACTAATATCGGTTATGGTGACCCTGTTGTAATTGCGTCTGGTACTATTACTAGAGCTACTATTGCTGCAGCAACTACAGGTAAACAAATTACTGGTATTTTCTTGGGTTGTTCATACACTAACCCAACAACTAAACAAAAGTTATTCTCTCAGTATTGGCCTGCAGGTACACTTGCTGGTGATGCAGAAGCTGTTGTTACTGATGACCCAGATACTGTATTTAAAGTAGTTATGTTGTCTGCGGCAGGCGGTACAGTTACTTCAGGTTCACAAGCATTAGTTGGCTTAAATGTTGCTGGTGCAGATGCTGCGGCTAACGTAAACACAGGTAATTCTACTGTGGGTGCTGTTACACCTACTGCAACCCCTACTACAGGTTTAGCATACCGTATTGTTGACTTAGTACCTGAAACAGCGGTTATTACTTCTGTTCCTAGCACTTCAACAACAACAACAACTATTACTGTCCCTGCATTGACTTCACCGTTAGTTGTGGGTTCGGATGTATCTTTCATTGCACCTAACGGTCAATTAGTACAAACAGGGTCATTTTTAACAGCTAACTATGCTGTTGGGGCAACATCTCTTGTTATGAACGCGGCTTCAGGCGTGACCATTCCTGCTTCTGCAACCTTAGTTATTACTCAGTACCCAGAAGTACTAGTTAAAATTAACTTCGGTATCCATTCATACTACGGCGCTTAAGGAGCAATAAAAAATGGCAATTTCTAGAGCACAGCTATTAAAAGAGTTATTACCGGGCCTTAACGCGTTATTCGGTTTAGAGTACGCACGCTACGGTGAACAACATAAAGAAATTTATGAAATCGAATCTTCTGAGCGTTCATTTGAAGAAGAAACAAAACTTTCAGGTTTTGCTGCAGCGGCGGTTAAATCAGAGGGTTCTGCAATTCAGTATGAAGCTGGTCAAGAAGCTTGGACTGCACGTTATAACCACGAAACAATTGCTCTTGGCTTCTCATTAACTGAAGAAGCTGTAGAAGATAACTTGTATGACTCATTGTCTGCTCGTTATACAAAAGCGTTGGCTCGTGCTATGGCATACACCAAACAAGTAAAAGCGGCGGCTGTTTTAAACAACGGCTTCAACTCTGCTTATACTGGCGGTGACGGTTCAGCATTGTTCTCAGCTTCGCACTCACTAGTGTCTGGCGGCACAAACTCAAACATCCCATCAACTCCTGCTGATTTAAACGAAACTTCTTTAGAAGCGGCTGTTATTCAAATTGCACAATGGACTGATGAACGTGGTTTGTTGATTGCTGCTAAACCTAAAAAATTGATTGTTCCACCTGCACTTCAATTCGTTGCAACTCGTTTGCTCGAAACTGAACAACGTGTAGGCACAACCGATAACGACATCAACGCGTTAAAAAACAACGGTTCTATCCCAGAAGGTTACACTGTTAATAACTTCTTAACAGACACCAATGCGTGGTTCTTAACTACTGATGTACCAAACGGTTTGAAACATTTCGTGCGTCAATCATTGGTAACTTCATCAGATTCCGATTTTGATACAGGCAACATGAGATATAAAGCTCGTGAGCGTTATTCTTTTGGGTGGAGTGACCCGCTCGGAATGTACGGTTCATCAGGTTCAAACTAAGTAAAATCAACTACTTAGGTGAATTAGGAAACCCGCTTTACGCGGGTTTCTTTTTGTGTTATGATTTCCCGTGTCAAATACACACACTGGAGAAAATCATGGATTACCCTGCTACAAGAGAAGAAGCTAAACGTATCAACGCTAGGTTTTATTTTACTGGTAAACCTTGTTTGCGTGGGCACGTAGCTCCACGCAAAACAAAAGGCGCGTGCGTAGATTGTATAAAAGAAGATTGGGTTACTGACAATGAACGCCGTAAATTATTACCTAAGTCAGAAGCGTCAAAAGCTGCGGGAAAAAAGTATTATGAAAAAAACAAAGATGCTGTAAAAGCTAAAGCATTAGCACGTCCTTTAGAAAATCAAAGAAGGTATAAAGAGAAGTATAGAAAAGAAAATCCTGAAATATGCAGAATTATATGTAATGCGCGTAGACGCAGACACAGAGAAGCTACTCCTGCATGGTTAACAAAAGAACAAAAAGATAGTATAAAACAGCTTTATATCGAAGCTCAAAAACTAACAAAACTTACGGGTGTACGG